TGGATATCAAAGACAAATCAGAGATCTTGAGTCTGAAGTTCAAACAATTACCAAACAACTTGAAAACAGAAATTCTGAACATGAGAAGCTAGAATCCTTCAAGAACAATCTAAAAACTACATACGACGATATCGCTTCTAGAAAAGACTCAGTTAACTATTACGACTTTACATATAGTTTACTTAAAGACGGTGGAGTAAAATCCAAAATCATTAAGAAGTATCTACCGCTGATAAATCAGCAAGTTAACCGTTATCTTCAGATGATGGATTTCTACATTAACTTCACTCTTGATGAGGAATTTAACGAAACCGTCCAATCACCTATTCACGAAGATTTCTCCTATGCTTCTTTTAGTGAAGGAGAAAAAATGAGAATTGATCTTGCACTTCTCTTTACTTGGCGAGAAGTTGCAAGATTCAAAAATTCAGTTAATACAAATCTACTCATTATGGATGAGGTATTTGATTCGTCACTTGATGGATTTGGAACGGAGGAGTTTCTTAAGATTATTAAATATGTCATAAAAGATGCTAATATTTTTGTTATCTCCCATAAAGATGGATTGCAGGATAAATTTGATAACGTTATAAAGTTTGAAAAAGTAAAAGGATTTAGTAGGATGATCGCATGATTGGAATAGTTGGAAATGGATTTGTTGGTAATGCAGTCTATCAAAATTTAAGAGATAAAGTATCTTGTAAAGTTTTTGATGTTGATAAAAATAAATCATTTAATACATTGGAAGAAGTATTGAATCAAGCATTTATTTTTGTTTGCTTACCAACTCCTATGAAGTCAACTGGTGAATGTGATCTTTCAATTTTGGACAGTTTCTTTAAAAATCTTCCAAAAGTTGTTGATGGTATTTTTATTATTAAATCTACCGTTCCTATTGGGACAACTAAAAAATATTCTAAAAATCATAAAGTAATTCATAATCCAGAGTTTCTAACCGCTAGAAATGCTGTTGAAGATTTTAGAAACTCTGAAAGAAATATTGTTGGTGGAAATAAAAATCTTTGCCAACAGTTTGTAAACTTTTTCCAAACTATTTTTCCAAATACTCCAAGTGCAATTACTACATCTGATGAAAGTGAAGCGATTAAATATTTTGCAAATACTTTTCTTGCATGTAAAGTCGCATATTTTAATAAGATGTATGATCTATGCGAATCAATTGGTATGAACTATAATGTGGTTTGTGATGGTGTTACGTCCGATAGTCGAATTGGAAAATCTCACACACAAGTTCCTGGCATTGACAATGATCGCGGTTTTGGTGGAACTTGCTTTCCCAAAGATCTGAATTCCCTGATAAATCAGATGGAAGCGCACGGTGTCGATGCTGATATGCTAAAATCAGTCTGGAACTACAATCAACAAATTCGCACAGTCATCGATTGGGCTGTAACCTAAAATGAACACTCCGAACTGGCAACACCACTCCAAGAAGGAGCAAAAGCGGAAACTCAAACCGCAGGCACTTCGACAAGCAAAAGCACGACTAGCCCAATTTAAAAAGCGTCACATGAACCGCCCTAATCAGGCGGTTTCGTCGTATTATGGATACATACGAAACGAATCCGATGTCCGTCCGTCACGAAATCAAGTCCCAACTTGCCAAGTTGCTTGCTACTGAGGATCTTGTAGTTGAACATAAGAAAGTAGCAACTGCTTGTTTTAATGTTCATACTCGTGTGCTGACTCTACCCCTGTGGGAGAAAGCAAGCAATACTGTATATGACTTGTTGGTGGGACATGAAGTTGGACACGCATTGTTTACTCCCGATGAAAACTGGATTGAAAAAGTAAAAATTCCTTCGCAGTTTGTTAATGTTGTAGAAGATGCTCGTATCGAAAAATTGATGAAGCGCAAGTACATGGGACTTGCTAAGACATTTTTTACTGGATATAAAGAACTGAATGAAGAAGATTTCTTTCAAATTTCGGATGATGATATTTCCACTTTCAATCTAGCTGATCGTGCTAATCTTTATTTTAAGGTTGGTAATTTTATCACCATTGACTTTAATTCGGAAGAGCAAGAGATTATCAATCTGATTGGTGTGTGTGAAAGTTTTGCAGATGCTTTAATTGCCGCAGAAGAACTTTATAAGTATTGTAAGAAAGAAAAGGAACAGAAGCAAAAAGTTTCTGACTTTGATTCTCATCAACAACAAGGAAATTCTACGTCCGCTTCAAATGAGCAAGTAGAAACTGAACAGAGTGAAGAAGAAGAGGAAGGAAAATCAGATCAAGTGAAACCAGAAGAGTCTGATGGTTATGGTGGAACTGCTCAGGGTGATCAAACCACTGTTGAGTCTGCTAATGATGAAGAGGAACCAAAAGTTCTTACTGCAGATAATCTGGAAGACAAAATCCGTGATTTGGTGAATAATGATGGTTATGAAAATGTTTATGTAGAAATTCCTCAAGTTAATCTTGAGACTGTGATTGGTAAAAATGCTGATGTTCATAACGATATTAATTTGTGCTTTAATCATCAACAAAAATCTCATAATGAACTTGCTAGTGATAGTGGATTCGTGCCCATAGATCTCTTTATTAAAGCAGATAGTGAATTTAAAAAATTTAAAATGTCTGCTCAGAAAGAAGTCAATTATCTGGTAAAGGAATTTGAGTGCCGCAAGGCAGCAGATCAGTATGCTCGCTCATCAACTGCTCGCACTGGCATTCTTGATACAACTCGTCTTCATACTTACAAATATAATGAAGATTTGTTCAAAAAAGTGACTGTGATTCCTGATGGTAAGAATCATGGACTAATTTTTATTTTGGACTGGAGTGGTTCTATGCAACACGTTCTCTTAGATACTTGCAAACAACTGTTTAATCTTATCTGGTTCTGCAAAAAAGTTTCCATTCCTTTTGAAGTTTATGCCTTCACTAACGAATGGCGTCGTGGTGAATACGATTACGAAACTGGAAGGCATCTCTCTGCAGATCGCACTCCTCATTATACAAAAAAAGAAAATTTGATTTGCGTTGATGAAACTTTTTCTTTAATGAATATTCTCACCAGCAAAGTTTCTGGCAAAGAACTTGAAAATCAAATGGTAAATGTGTGGCGTCTTGCCATGTGCTTTGCTGACACATATCATATTCCTTATACTTATCCCAGTCGCCTGTCTCTTTCGGGAACTCCTTTGAATGAGGCACTGATTGCACTTCATCAAATTCTTCCTCAGTTTCAGCGTGAAAACAAACTTCAAAAAGTTCAGTGCATTGTGTTGACTGATGGTGAAGCAAATCATCTTCCTTATCATCGTGAAGTGAAACGTCATTGGGAAAGTGAGCCTTATATTGGTTCTTCTTGTATAAATCCTTTTAAAACTTTCCTTCGGGATCGTAAACTTGGGACTACCTACAAGTTTGATTATGGATATCATCAGTTTACTGATATTCTTCTTAGCAATCTTAAAGATAAGTTTCCTTCAGTTAATTTTATTGGTATCCGTGTTCTTGAAGGACGTAATGCTAATCGTTTTATCAATCTTTATCACAATGAAACGGACAAACAGTATCAAAAAATTCAAAATGATTGGAAAAAATTGAAGAGTTTTAACATCACTAATTCTGGATATGATGCCTACTTTGGACTTTCTGCAACTGCTTTGTCTCAGGAAACACAGTTTGATGTCGTCGAAGATGCTACTAAGTCGCAAATTAAATCTGCCTTTGTGAAATCTCTCAAAACTAAAAAACTGAACAAAAAAGTTCTTGGGGAGTTCATTTCTCTTGTTGCCTAAATATCTAAAAAGTATCTGCAGACATGAAAACTTATAAAGAGTTTATTAGCGAAGCGGGTGATTGGTGGCATCCAGATCCAGAGCAAGATAAAAAACTTCCTGGTAAAGGTCCTCAAATGAGAGCCCGTGAAGATAGAGGACAAAGTACCTCAGCACAAACAAAACCCGATTATGGTAATAGATTAAAACCAGGCGAAACTTATATGCAGTTTGCTAAGCGTAAAGAAGCAGAAAGGACAAGAAAAGAAGAACTTGATTTGAGTGAAACTTCACTTACTCGCGTTATGAGTAAGTCAAAGAAAGGTGGCATGGCAATCATGTCTGCCCAACGTGGAGACAAATCAAAAACAGAAAATAAGGCACGTTCTAAGCAACTTGAAAAGGATGTAAGAGGTGCTGGTCTCCCAGGACCTACTAAAGTAAAAGGAAGATATACTGAAAACCCAGGAACTTCTCAGGAGAAAAAAGTGGGAGAGAAATCTCATGTTATTACTGCTGGTAAAATGGGCAAGAGAAAGTTTAAAAAGGCAGTTGAAAAACTTGGTAAGAAATACGATCAAGATTCTGTTTTGATTCAACGCAAAGCAGGTGGAAGTTCAACTCTTAAAGGAACTTCTAAAACTTCTTGGCCTGGAAAGGGAAAGAATGTTAGAATAGGAAGTATGAAACCAGGCAGAACTGGTGAATTTGATACAAAGGTTAAGAACAAAACATTTACAGTTGAAGATTAATTATGAAAAAATTTCCACTTGAACATGTTGTGAATTGCAACACTAAAGAAGTGTGTGTAATTTGCGACAGCGCAATCACTGCCATGGGCATCCCTGCTATGGTGAAACAATTTTATCCTGGTTACGTAGGTAAAATTGTGAGTAGAGAGTGTTTTGAAACCCTGAAGAACCAGTTGGTGAACTGACCACTGGCAACCCAAATCACCTCTTTTTTGCTTTATAATGACTACAGTTGAAACAAAACAACCACATCATGACTCGCCTTCAAATGACTGATGATCAAATTATCACTGATCTCAAAAATACTTTTGGCAAAGAATTTACAGCTGCTGATGTTCGCGGATATTGTGACTCAAAAGGAATTTCTTATCCGACTGTAACTAAACGTTTGGATGTATTTAAAGTCGGACGTGGCAAGTGGAATCTAGAAGTAACTCAGGCAAAAATTCAGGAAATGGAAAGGTCTTTTAACAACGTCTCTATTCTTCCTGAAGTTCGTCAAAACCTCATTCCTGATAAAGATGATACCTTCGTCAAGTTTGGTAACTTTAACGATATTAAAAAAATTATTTCTTCCAATCTTTTTTATCCGACGTTTATTACGGGTTTGTCGGGTAACGGTAAAACGTTCAGTGTGGAACAAGCTTGTTCTCAACTGAAGCGTGAATTGATTCGTGTTAACATCACTATTGAGACTGATGAAGACGATCTGATCGGTGGATTTCGTCTGGTGAATGGCGAAACTTCTTGGCACAACGGTCCTGTGGTGGAAGCACTTGAGCGTGGCGCTGTATTGCTGCTAGATGAGATTGATCTTGCTTCTAATAAGATTTTGTGCCTTCAGTCCATTCTGGAAGGTAAGGGAGTTTTCCTCAAGAAAATCGGCAAGTTCGTCAAACCTGCTGCTGGATTCAACGTATTTGCCACTGCAAACACCAAGGGCAAGGGTTCTGATGACGGTAGGTTCATCGGCACCAACGTGCTCAACGAAGCGTTTCTGGAGCGTTTTCCTGTGACATTTGAGCAGTCCTATCCCGCTCCCAGCACCGAGCAGAAGATCCTCGAAGGCGTTGCTCTGGATCTTGGTGTGGAAGATCGTGACTTCTGTAAGCGCCTTGTGGACTGGGCAGACATCATCCGCAAAACCTTCTACGATGGTGGTATTGAGGAAATCATCAGCACCCGTCGTTTGGTTCACATTATCCGTGCCTATAGCATCTTCGGTGACAAAGCTAAAGCAATTCAAGTGTGTGTAAACCGCTTTGATGATGAAACCAAGCAAGCATTCTTGGAACTTTATGATAAGGTGGATGCTGACTTTGTAATGCCTACTCAAGAAACTACCCAAGTGGTTGATTCTTCCGTTCCTTTCTGATATAATTGGGGGAGGTAAAAGTGCCTCCTCTTTTTGTTCTTTACTATGATTTAAAATGTCTGAAAACTTTGAAAGCACTTATGAAAGTTCACTTCCCAATCAAGATTTTTGGGTAGATGATGGTATCAGTCTGACTGGAAATCCTTATACATCACCCAATACTGTTATTCTTGGATCCAGACTTCCTGGTGGAACGGGTGAAGATCATCTTTCTTTGAATAATTATCATACGTTTAATTTTAATATGACTGAAAATAAAAATGGTTTCTGGAAATATAACGAAGATAAAATCCTGAAACAACTTGAACAGTACATTTCTGGTACTTATAGCCAGCATTATGTTGATAGGACTGGTGGTGGAACTGAACAAACTCTTGACAAAATCAAACACAACCGCCGCGAAGGTTTCTGCGCTGGTAATGTAACTAAGTATATTGATCGTTATGATACTAAAGGAACTCCCCGTGCTGACTTGTTCAAGGTACTGCACTATACTATTCTTCTGATCAATCATCTTAACCTCGTTGAAAACAAGTGAAACTCAAACCTCAAATTATGAAATTTTCTGATAAAACTATTTCCGTACTAAAAAACTTTTCTTCAATTAATCAGTCTATTCTTTTTAAACAGGGTAGTAAACTTCGTACTATTTCTGTAATGAAAAATATTCTTGCCGAGGCAACAATTACAGAGGAGTTTTCTCAAGATTTTGGAATTTATGATCTGAATCAATTCTTGAATGGACTAAATCTTCACAAAAATCCTGAACTTGATTTTTCTAATGATCAATATGTGGTGATTCGTGAAGGTAAGATGAGATCTAAGTATTTCTTTGCGGATCGCAATGTAATCATTACCCCTCCAGAAAAGGAAATCGTTCTTCCCAGTGAAGATGTTTGTTTTGAACTAAGCACCGAACAACTTGATAAACTTCTAAAAGCAGCTGCTATCTATCAACTTCCTGACATCTCTGCTGTTGGTGAAGGTGGTGTTGTGAAACTGGTTGTTCGTGATAAGAAGAACGATACCTCCAATGATTTTGCAATCGTTGTTGGTGAAACTGACTCTGAGTTTGTCTTTAACTTCAAGGTTGAAAATATCAAAGTTCTTCCTGGAACTTATGAAGTTGTTGTTTCTCAAAAACTTTTGTCACGGTTTACCAGTAAGAACCACGACTTGTGCTATTATATTGCTCTGGAACCTGATTCTACTTTTGAATGAATATTTTTGCCACATCTCCATTTCCCGCTGAAAGTGCTTTATGTCTTCCCGATAAACACATTGTCAAGATGCCTTTGGAATGCTGCCAAATGCTCTCCATTGTTGCCTCTGAAAAGTGGGGTCATAGCTACGGCACTCTTCCTAAGGCTGATGGCACTCCCTACCGAACTGAAAAGGGTGCGTTTCGTAATCATCCCTGCACCAAATGGGCAATGGATAGTATCCATAATGCCTATTGGTTGATCAAGTGGGGAATGAACCTTGCGGATGAGTATGCTCTGCGGTACAATAAGACGCACTCTTGCTACAAAACTCTTGTAGATGCGTATTATCTTTTTCCCAAAGGGAAGATTACTGAAGTAACACCATTTGCTCGTGCTATGCCAGATGAGTATAAACTTGACACAAGCATTGACACTTTTACTGCTTACAAGATGTATATTGCATCCAAACCTTGGGTTGCATCTAATTATCTTCGTATGCCGCAACGAAAACCTGAATGGGTATAAAAATTATGAGTCGTGATGAATTTCTTTGGGTTGAACGATATCGCCCCAAAACTATTGAAGATTGTATTCTTCCAGAGAATATTAAAAAAACTTTTAGTGATTTTCTAAATAAAGGCGAAGTGCCGAATCTTCTTCTTGCTGGTCCTGCAGGATGTGGTAAGACAACAGTTGCTAAAGCACTTTGTAATGAATTGGGGGTAGATGTTTATGTCATTAATGGATCCGACGAAGGTAGATTCCTTGATACTGTGCGAAACACTGCGAAAAACTTCGCTTCGACCGTCTCACTTTCGTCAACTGCTAAACACAAAGTCATCATCATTGATGAGGCAGATAATACAACCAATGATGTACAACTCCTCTTACGGGCATCTATTGAGGAATTTGCTGGTAATTGCAGATTCATCTTCACCTGTAACTACAAAAACAAAATCATCGAACCTCTCCACTCCAGATGTGCCGTGGTGGAATTTGGTATTAAGGGTAAGGAAAAAGTAGAGTTAGCTGGACAATTTTTCAAACGGTTACAAAATATTCTTGATACAGAAGGTGTTGATTATGAACCCAAAGTGCTTGCTGAATTGGTTCAAAAACATTTTCCCGATTGGAGACGAGTTCTCAACGAATGTCAAAGGTATTCAGTGGGAGGAAAAATTGACTCGGCAATTCTTGCATCTTTCTCTGATATCTCTGTAAATGAACTTATTAAAAATCTCAAAGATAAAAACTTTACTGAAGTACGAAAGTGGGTGGTGTCAAACTTGGACAACGATGCTAGTAGTCTACTTCGCAGGGTTTATGACTCCGCTTATGATTGCATTTCACCCGCAACTATTCCTGCTGCCGTTCTTATTATTGCTAAGTATCAATACCAATGTGCGTTCGTGGCTGATCAGGAAATAAACCTTCTTGCAGCACTTACTGAAATAATGGTGGAGTGTGAGTTTAAATGAAGTCTCTAAAAACACCTTTAAGGTATCCAGGCGGAAAGTCCCGTGCTTGCGTCAAGATGGATTCTTATTTTCCAGATCTTCGGGATTATGATGAGTTCCGTGAACCATTTCTTGGTGGGGGTAGTGTTGCGATTCATATCACAAAGAAATATCCCAACCTAGATATTTGGGTGAATGATCTTTATGAACCTCTTGTAAATTTCTGGCAACAACTTCAGATGTTTGGGACTGATT